TTGAATTCGATAAGGGGATGAGACAAATGATAAAAGACCTAATCGACCTTGATGCTCCCAATGTTCGGCTTGATGAGATAACTTTCTTGGACAACAATGAAAATAGCACAAGTCTAGAGCCTTACCTAGAATCCTTTTATGCCGATTCATCGCCTAGGGATTTTGGCGGAAACCCTTTAGGTTTAATAGACCCTACAGAATACAAGGCTTATACTAGAAACTTTGGATCAGATGTTACTTGGTACTTGACGGGTGGTCGTGTTCCTAAAACCATGGACGAACTAGTTGCGGATGCGGACAATATTACTGATCCATTAGAGCGCATCAACTACTTGTCATACATGACGGAACATATTGTAAACCTAGCCGGAGATATTGATGCCGAGATAGACAACAAACTGTTCCAACAAAAAGTAAGAGATAAGATCGAGTCTTCTCGTAATGAACTGTTGAGCGGTCGTGCTGCCTTGAATCAAGAGTCTATCCAAAAACTAAAAGAAGGTATTGTTGCTGGTAAGCGTGTGGGTCAAGGTATTGCTACTAGTCGTGGTGTGTCTAGGGATGTATCCGACCTGTTGGCTTCTTCTGTTCGTTCAATTCCTGCGGCTAATAAAAATGTTAGACCTATATATGTAGAACACGCCATAGCATTGACAGGTCACCCACTCATGGCGGATCAGGAAGTTCCTCCGACTATTGACAACATGCCTAAAGAGGATGTCTCTAGAGAGGATGATGGCTCTGTGAAACCGCAAAGTCAAAAGGAATGGGCGGATGGAATCTATGCTACATTTAAAGAGCGTGTGGTTTCTAACCTTCTATACTTGCATGACCTTGCTGATCCAGAGGTTCGTGAGTACATGCGTAGATGGTACGATGGTGCAAACAAGATTGCGAAAGACATGTCTGCCAAATATGATATTAGCGTAGAACAAGCCTCTGGTATTCTTGCTGCCCTATCACCGGGTGCGGATTGGTTTATCAATATCCAAAATGCTTACAACATCGTAGAGGTTCTTAATAACAACCAAGAGTCTACATTTGATGAGACCATGTACAACATGGCTATCTCAAGAAAATTAGAATCGTATAGACAAACTGGTCCTAATAATTCTTACTACAAGAAAAAAGCCAAGGGTAAAAAGATGACTCCGTCTAAACTCCTTAAAAAAGATCGAGCGAGCTTTGATTCTTTCAAGGAGTCTATGGATGTTCTTCGTAATAGAAAACTTTCAAGCATGGATGCTTTAGAAAAGGCCAAGTTTATTCGCTACTATAGAGAAGTGTATATGCCTTCTACTGTGCAGGTGTATAACCCCGTGGGTGATGACCTAGGCACATACACTACCAAGAGTGGTAAGCCTAGACAGGTTGTGACTCAAAGTTTTTCTAATATGGCTAAAGCGGTAATGATGTTTGAGAATAACGACATTGCATTGATAAGCGAACTGCTCGGAGGTAGCCATAAGATTAGACACTTCTACAACAACATAGCCAACCCTGATGCAACGGATGGTGATGTTACTATTGATACTCATGCGGTTGCTGCGGCGGAGCTCATGCCTTATGGTCAGTCAAGCCTAGCCGTAAGCGAAAACTTTGGTGGAGCAGGCATTATGAATTCTTCCGTCAATGGTTTGTCAGGAAACTATTGGGCGTACCTTGATGCATATGTGGAAGCAGCAAACCAAAGAGGTATCCTTCCTCGTGAGATGCAATCTATCACTTGGGAAGTGATTCGATTAATGATGCCTTCAACTCTTCGTGATAATAATAGTAGATCAGATATAGCAGAAATCTACAAAAGGTATGAGGGAGAATCAATTGAAAATGTACAAAATGAAATTAAAAAATACTTCGATGAAAAAGACACCGACACAGAAACCCCAAGAGGAACAAATATTAAGCACCCTAGTTGGTACAGACCTTCTAGTGGCGAAGGAGATATTACGCAAGGGGAAACCGCTATCCAAGGAGACTTGGCTGGAGGAGATGTATCTAGCGGAACAAGTCCCGTCACAGATACACCCGGAAGTCCTAGCGATGATACCGGAAGGGCTGCATTAAAAATGCGCCAAGCCACGACACAGTTCGTGGACATGCTTAAGGGTGGTGTGCCTCAAGAGGTGGCTTTTGCCGAGACCATCTTGAAGGCAAATAGAAGAGCAAAGAGAGGTAAGCTCACGCCAGAAGATCCGGCATCAGAATTCTTCTATAAACCACAAAGTATCAATGCTACTAGAGAGCAATTGATGGGCATGAGTACTGCCGAGATTGTATCAATGCTAGACACAAATGTCTTGCGTGATATTACCACACAGGCTGGTACACAAGACTTCTCTACGGATGGTAACATTCTAGTACTTGCTCAAATAGAATACCTTGAGCGTTTGAGAAAAGATGGCGACATAAACGGATACCGAACCGAACTCGCTAAACTTACTCAAATGGGTACAACCTTTGGACAACTGCTCCGCCAATTCGGAGAAATTAAAGGTCGCACTGTCGAAGGCATGGTATCTATCATTGCAGAAGAATACGATAGAAAGGGTACTCCTTTAAAAGAAGATGCGTTAGAAACACTTACTCAAGTCGTAGAAGAATACATGCAGGCTAAAGATGGATTTGACCAAGCGGTTGACGAAGTCTTCGATACTGATCCTAACAACTTTGACCAAATTGACAAGAAGGTTCAAGAGGCTCAAGAGAGATTAGAAAAAGCCGTTGCTAGTATTAACGACTTCCAAAAATTCAATGCGCCTACATGGGGCACACTCTTGTCTACCATTATGCAGGGTAACCTCCTTACCCTACGCTCTATTACAACGAATGTCGTTGCGAACGCCATCACGCTTCCTATGAGAATAGGTGAGCAGTTGATTGCTGCGCCTATAGAGTTTATGTTAGCGGGAAATAAGCGTGAGATAAGACCATCTTTTGGTGCTATGGTTTACGGAGCGCAACGATCTTTCTATGGACTCAAAGAAGCATACAAGTCTATCAAGAGTGGTGTTGCTCCGGGTGATTTTGAGTATACCGCTGGATATCAAGTACGTCCATTAGTTGCTCTTGCTACTGTATTCGGGAAGGGCAAAGAAGCACTACCTCAAGAGTTCCATAGTCAAATAGACTTTATGGACTACAAGGCAAAAAAACTTGTCGAGGGTATCTTTGGTCTAACGGCATCATCAAACTTTAAACTACTTGTACTTGGTGACCGACCATTCTATCGTGGTATGGAGGGGTACGAGTTATATCAACAAGGTAGAAAGTTGGGATTGTCGGGAGAGTCTCTTAAGCAATTCCTTAAGTACCCTACAGAGGAACACTTAAAAATTGCTCGTGAAAAAGGATTGAAACTTACCTTCCAAGAGAATGATTCTACTCTATTGTTTGGTATGGTTAATACTAAACAAGCACAAACTTTCTTTACTAAAGCGGGTGCTAAATCGATTGAGAGTGATAATGCTACGACAAGAATTTTTGGAAATGCTGTGCGCTTTATCGTTAAGTCAAATGTTCCTTTCGTTAAAACTCCATTCAATATCTTATCACAATCATTGGAGTTGACCATGTTCCCTATTACTTTCTTACAGGCATTTTCTAGAGGAGTGTCGGCTCGTGATAGATCAGAGAAACTAGCAACCGCCCTTATGGGATACATGTTGTTCTTACTTGCTCGTAGACTATATGACCAAGGTGCTGCTAGTGGAGCGGTAGACAAGATGAGTCCGAAGTCTCGTAGTGTAGCGTATGAGGTAGAGCCTCCATTTACTATTAATGTTTCAGCACTAGGTCGTGAGAAAGGAGAACCTTTCCAACCATCTGATCGTAGGGTAGGTTTCGCTAAACTAGGTTTACCGGGTGCAGTACTTGCAGCATACATTCAAGCCTTTAAGGTTGTCGATAGAAAACCTAACTTCTCTAGCGAAGAAGAGATAAAAGAAATTGGTATTGAAGAACAAAGTGCAATTAGCAAATTCTTTGAAAATTCATTGGGTATTACGCTAGGTTCTGTGGGTGCATTGATGGATCAGTCTTTCTTGACGGGTCTAGAAAATGTAACGAAAGTGTTACAAAACACAGAGGATGTAAATGTAGTAGTCAAGTACATCGAGCAGGTATCTCGTGCTATGGTATCCGTTCCTCTTCCTAACTTGTTCACATCATTCTATAGAGCGGAGCGTGAGTTCTTACCAGACTATCGTGATACTGATCTTGATCAGAGATTTCAAAATGTAATTTACGATAGAACCTTTGGTACATTTGGTCGAGGTGATGACCCCGCGCCTATCCGTATCAATGTGTGGGGCGAGAAGATTAATCAAACTCCTCCCGGAACAAACCCTGTGTTCTATGAATTCCTTGACCCTACAGGCACAAGACTAGCAACGGACGATCCTGTTAAGGTTGAACTATACTCTTTGTATCGTAGGACTGACGATGAGAACGCACTACCTTCTATACCTAGTGTTATATTGAATAGAAGAGTTGTATTGAAAAAAGGTTCAGAACCTATTAATTTTACTACCGCCGAAGTAAACGAACTGCTCATGCTATTGGGTCAAGAAAGAACTAGAAGTTTACGGGCGGTTGTTGAGTCTGAAGGTTGGGATAGACTGTCGGATGAATCTCAAATTGCTTTAGTGCAAAAGATTAATAATCGATTTAGCAGGGGCTATCAAAAACTAGATGATGGTAGTTTAAAGGTGTACAAGTGGTATCGCCGTAGACAAGAAATGATAACGCAAAAGAAAAATGAAGCAAATTAAAAACACCAAGATTGGTAAACTTTTAAAAGAGAAAGCACCTAAAGTATTAGATATTGTAGGAGACCTTCTCCCTGATCAAGGGGCGTTAGGTGTTGTCAAGAGATTGATTGATGACCCTTCCGTTGAGATGAGTGCCGAGGATAAGCAAGAGTTAAATAATCAAGTGATGGAGATGTACAAACTCGAAGTTGCTGATCGTGATAGCGCAAGAAAACGCCAAGCAGAAATGGTAAAGGCGGGTGCTAAAGATTGGTTGTTTAATGTTACAGGTTTAGTGGGTCTAGGGGCTTTTGCTTTTCTTGTTGCTTCGATTGTATTTTTAAATGTCCCCTCGGAGAACAAAGAAATATTCATACACCTCATTGGTATTGTTGAGGGTGTAGCCCTATCTATTTTTGGATACTACTTTGGATCAGCGATTAGAGAAGAGAAATAATGGAACTAGAAGTATTACGATTTAGTAGTCAAGGAGATAGTACAAATGGTTTGCTCTTTGATGTAACCCATGGAAAAAGAAAGTTCCTATGTTATACTTTAGAGGACGAGCATAGGGATGAAAAGGTGATGTCAGAAACAAGGGTTCCTAAAGGAACCTATAAAATTACCTTAAGAACAGTAGGTGGTTTTCATAGTAGATATCAAAGTAAATATGGGGAAATGCACAAAGGGATGTTATGGGTTCGTGAGGTTCCTAACTTTGAGTATATTCTTATTCACACTGGTAATACTGATGAACACACTGCTGGGTGTCTCCTTGTTGGTGATACTCAAAAAGTCAACTTTGGCGAAAGTGATGGATTCGTTGGTTCTTCTACTGCGGCGTATAAAAGAATCTACCCTCCGATTGCTAAAGCTCTGG